CGCGTCCCAGACTCGGAACGCTACGAACGATGCGGACGCACCATTTCAATCCCGGTAGTCGAAGCGATTGGAGCGCGCCTACATGACTTCTTCTGAGTTCTCATTCGACACCATCGAAAACTTTGACGAACACATCGACAGTTCAATCCCCGAATACTCGCGCCTAGCCGACGCAATCGTGAGCATGTCAGAGTTCTTCACGCGCCCGGGTACGACAGTAGTCGACCTTGGATGCTCGACCGGCAAATTGTTGGAACGTATAAGGCACGACGGAATGAAAATCGGCGTCGACGTATCCGAGAACCTGTTGCCCGAATCGCACGACAACGTCGAGTACCGGCTCGAAGACGTCAAAGACTTTTGGGAACCCGAACGCTGTTCACTCATCCTCAGCGTCTTCACCCTGCAATTCATAGAACCTCAATACCGGGCAAGCATCCTCAGCAACGTCTACGACTCGTTGCAAGAAGGTGGCGCGTTCATTTGGGCAGAGAAGGTTCGAAGCCGAGACTCATTCTTTGAGCAAGTGAAAACCTTTTCGTATTACGATTACAAACGCCGGTCGTTCACCCCTGAGCAAATCATGGACAAAGAGCGCGACCTGAGAAAAATTATGTGGCCGGGGACAACCCTCGACAACATAAACCTTGCCTACGAGGCTGGGTTCAGTAAGACGGACTTGTTCTGGAAGTTTCACAACTTCGAGTGCTGGGTTCTCGTCAAGTAACGGAGGTAAGGCAATGAGTTATAGACGCTGGCTTCGCCGGGGAATCAAGAAAGGCTGGGTTGACGCCCCGGTCTGCGAAACGCATGAAGGCATCCGTATGACCGATGAAGAATTGAAAGCGTTCGACGAAGGCTTCGACCCTTGCATCACCGTTGTACGCTTACGCGCGCACGAGGACGAATCGTGAACCCGTGGAACATTGTTGGCTGGCTCCTCGTAATAACGGGAAGCATTATGCTTGGGCTGTTTGTTCTCGGCATCATCGCCGGGATTGTTGTAGGCATCCGAAAGGGAAAAGATGAGTAACGAGTTGACCGCGGAAGCGGTAGAGAAACTGAAGTCACTGCACGAAGGGTTGACCCCTATTGTTGCTGAGGAAAAGAACGAGGACTTGCGGAACCTGCTCGGGTATCTTGTCAGCCTCATGCCTCAGCAAATCGCTATTCTTGAATCAGAGGACGCGGTTGAACCTGAGAAGGTTACGGCTCTCGCGCTCGCGGTTTTGGGGCGCTAATGGCTAAAGTGATTGGCGCAAAATGGAACGTGTGTTCTATTTGTGGTTGTGTCGTCCCGGACGACATGCGTGACGTGCATGAAGACTGGCATGAAGGGTTGGGCGAGTAATGGCTTTGTATGTTTACCGGTGCCTTGACTGTCGCTTCGACAAGGACGTAACGCACGGGATGAGTGAAGACCCGGATATTGTTTGCCCGAAGTGTGGGGACAAGATGGTTCGGGTGCCTTCGACGCGTGCGTTCTCATGGAAGAACGGCGGATGGTGAAACTTACTTCGTACAAGAAAACTTTGCGCGCCTCAATGACAAAGTATTGGGAGGCGGACAAGACGCCCGCGCAACGCTTCCAGTCGTGGGTGCGTAACGAACTTCGCAAACATGGGAAGCCTCGATACCGTCGCACAACTCGGAAAACGAATGATTGACCCGCAACCGGGCGACCGGGTACGCGCAACTTATGAAGGCGTGGTCGAGGCTCACCGTGGCACGCCTAACCTGCGAATCAAGTTGGACAATGGTAAAGTTGTATATCTTTGGCGTGACCGGCTCGGCACGTTAGAAGTCTTGGAGGAGGCTAAACCTTGAGCGACGCAATAAACCCGGAACACTATACCCGGTTCCCCGTCGAGGTTATTGAAATCACTCAGCACCTAAACTTTTGCCGGGGCAACGCTGTCAAGTATCTTGCACGCGCCGGACACAAAGACCCCAACAAAGAAGTTGAGGATTTGAAGAAAGCCTTATGGTACGTCCAGAAGGAAATTGAGAGAGTAGAAAAGGAGGCTCGCATTGTTGACAGCAAGTGAGAAGATAGAACTGGGCAAGACTGGGCGACGCACCAACGTGCGCGACGCCCTCATTCACCGCCTCACCGAACAAGCAATTAGCGAAGCGGTCGTGGTTGCTGAAACCTTGCAAGTGAGCGAAGACGAGTAGCACTCGAACGGACAACTGAACATGAGCGTCACCCTTTCCCCCTCTTGGCGGGACGACCCCGAAATCGCAATGGCGACCTTGAAGATGCTTCGAGCCGCGCGTGCGAAGACGGAAACGAAAACGGTGTACGAGACCCCGGGCAAGTTGGCTAAGGCTCTTGACCCGTCCACTGTTCAGACTCCCGCGCTTGACATTATCGACCAAGCACTTGTCGATGTCGCTGAGGGACGTTCGAAGCGTCTCATCATTTCGATGCCTCCGCAGGAGGGTAAGTCTCAGCGAACAACTCACTACGGCGCTTTGTGGATGTTGCACCGCAACCCAAATTTGCGTATCGGTATCGTCTCGTATGGCGACGACATTGCCGGACAGTTCTCGTACCAGATTCGTAACGACATTGCAGTGTTTGACGGGTCGGACGGGACAGAGAATCTTGGCATGACTTTGCAGAAGGACTCGAAGGCTGCTTCTCGTTGGAAGTTGGCGCACCCGAACAATGGTGGCGTGTACTCAATCGGTATCGGTGGTGCCTTGACCGGTCGCCCTATCGACTTGCTTTTCATTGACGACCCGGTGAAGGACTTTCGTTCTGCCGATTCGCTCCTCCAGTCTGAACAGGCTTGGGCTTGGTGGCAGTCTGTTGCCCGTCCCCGTCTGCACCCGAACGCTCCAGTGATTCTGATTCTTACGCGCTGGCATGAGGCTGACCTTGCCGGGCGTTTGTTGCAGAAACAGGCTGAAGACGAGAAGGCTGGGCTGGAATATTTTGACAAGTGGGACGTAATCAACATTCCCGCACAAGCGGACTATGACCCGGCGCTGGGACAGACAGACCCGCTAGGTCGTGAACCGGGCGAGTTTATGGTTTCCGCGCGTGGACGTACCCGCGCACAATGGGAGGCTACGAAAGCGGCGACCGCTCCCCGCATTTGGTCGGCACTGTATCAGGGACGCCCTTCGCCCGATGCCGGTGACGTTTGGAAGCGCCCGTGGTGGCGTCGCTACACCGAAATGTTGTGGACACTTGACGAGAACGGAGCGTACCGCGTCGAGTGTGACGAAATGATTATGTCTTGGGATATGACGTTCAAGGACACCCGTTCATCGGACTTTGTGGTGGGGCAGGTGTGGGCGCGTCGTGGAGCGAACGTGTATTTGCTTGACCAAGTACATAAACGGTTGTCGTTCACGGATACGTTGAACGCGTTTACGGCTTTGTGCCAGAAGTGGCCACAGGCTACAGCGAAACTCGTGGAGGATAAAGCAAACGGTACAGCGGTCATTGACTCGTTGAAATCGAAGGTGCCGGGGATTATCCCGATTACTCCGCACGAATCAAAGTACGCGCGCGCGAACGCGGTCTCGCCATATATCGAAGCGGGCAACGTCCACTTGCCTACATCGGAAATTGCTTTGTTCGAGGTGGAAGGTTTTATTGAAGAATCGGCCGCATTTCCTAACGCTGCACACGACGACAGGGTAGACTCAGCATCACAGGCTTTAGCGCGTCTATTCATTAGTGGGTCGGGCGCTGGCGCTTGGATTGAATACATGAGGAACAGAGCAAACGGTTCGCAAGACCCGGTTGAAGTTCCAGAACAACAACTTACCGACAGGGAAAGTGTGAGACAGGCGGCGTTTGCCGCAGGTAACTTTAGAACGGGAACAAACTAAACATGGGACTTTTCGACGACGCGCGTGACAGCATCCGACGCTTCCTCACCCCCGCCGATTATCAAGAAGCCGCCGTTCAGTCGGTCGAGCAAAACAACAAATTTTCTCCCGGCTCACCGCTTCAGCCCGCCGATGGTTACTCCCGCGTCCCGCGCGCGCATGACTTCCTTACGGGATACAACATTGCGGCGCGTCCTCGCCGTAACGAGCGCGTAGCGTTCGGAACCCTCCAAGGCGTTATCGAAGCGTATGACGTAGCCCAAATGGCTATCACTCACCGCATCGACTCTGTGCGTTCTTTCGACTGGTACCTCGAACCTCTCGAAGGTGTTTCGGGTGACACGTCCGCAATGATGGACAAGGCGAAGCAAATCTTGAAGCGCCCCGACCACGAACTTCCGTTCCGTGCTTGGCTGTCCAAGTTCTTGTGGGACATTCTCTGCTACGACGCTGGCACCTTGTACCGTATGCGAAACAATGCCGGACGCGTTATCGGTTTGCGTGTTGTTGACGGAACGACTATCGCCCCGCTTATCGACTACCACGGTAACCGTCCCACGGGTGAGGCTCCCGCCTACGTCCAATTCGCTCAGGGTGTTCCGTGGAACTGGCTGACCGACGACGACATCGTTTACATCCCGTTCCGCCCGATGCCTAACTCGCCTTACGGCAAGGCACCGCTTGAGTCGATTCTGTTGAACGCCAACACCGACCTTCGTTTCCAGAACTACTTCCTTTCACGATTCACTGAGGGTACCGTCCCCGAAGGTTTCGCCACCTCGCCCGAGGATTGGAGTCCCGACCAAATCGCTGACTTCCAAGACGCTTGGGAAGCGGTCATGCTTGGCGACGAATCGAAGAAGCACCAAATCAAGTGGGTTCCGGCAAACACAAACTTTACTTGGTCGCGCGAGAATGACTTCAGTTCAGAGTTCTCTCTGTTTATGATGCGTAAAACGGCTGCCGCTTTTCACGTCACGCCCGCCGACCTC